GGCGCCAATGCCGGAATCAATGCCGCAACAGGCGCACAACAAATAAATAAACAAGATGCAGAAATAAAACAGATAATCCAAAACACAAGGAATCTATCAGAACAGGAAAAAAGATTAGTAGAACAATCAAAATTATGGGAAACACTAGGGCCAATAATCGTGGAAGCGGGAAAAGACTTCCAAAAACTAATGAACGAAGTGAAAAAGCCGGGAGCGCTAGATGACCTGGCGCAGGCCATAGGCCAAACAAATAAAGAGGCTTATAAGGCCACAATGGAAGTGCTAGGCCAAATGTACGTTGACTGGCACAATTCACCCCTTAATAACTGGATGGACAAAGCAGCAAAAAAACTTATTCCGACTAAGTCAAGGTCAGAATAAATAAAACAAACAAACAGTACAAATATATAAACCAGACAGATAAATAAATAAAGTCAATACTTGACACAACAAAATAGAGGAATAGTACAAATGACTGCACCATACATCAGAAAACCTTACGAACGCACTCGCGTTCCCGTTGACCTGGAAGGGCAACAATCTAAAACCGATCGCAGCCACGGCAACGATACGGACATAAACAACATAGTAGCGCGATTCGCGCGCACAGGTGAGTTACCGCCGGGTAACGGTGAAGGCGATTACGCCGACGTTACAGGGCTACAGAACGATCTCACCGAAATCATAGAAAAGGGCCGCCAGGCCCAAAATGAACTGCATGACTTGCAGATCAAACAGGACGCAGAACAGGCGGCCAAAATCAAAGAAAACGAAAAAACAGCGGCAGCAAATGCCGCTAGACTAGCAGAGCTCGAAGCTCTACACTCTCAAACGGACTCCTAATGTCCGAGGGGGCACCCGGACATGACCCGGCTCTGCCCCCACCCTAATCACTCGGTTTTAAATCCTTAAAACCACCCGCCAGCTCAACGCCTGGCACAATCCAAAAACGGGCCCAATGGCCCTCAAGAATATGTCGCCAAAGGCGACATACCAAAAACAGTTGCCAAACCCAAAATTACATGGCACCCTAACAGACAGGAAAGCCCCTTGATGCTTTCCTAATTAGTGACAGCCCCAAGCTGGAACACACAAAACGACTGAAAGGAGTACAAAACATGCGACGGAAACGAGCAGGAAAACCTGGGCGGAGCTTCAAGCGATCAGCCCAACCACACAAAAAAAACATGCCGAAACGAGCATCTCGGGGCGGCATAATCCTTTAGGGGGTATGCTCCCCCTTTTTTCACAATGGCGTGTTTATATCCAAAATTCGCCTGGAAATCTGGATTACCTAACGAAAAGGGAAACTACCCCCTACGATTCTCAATGAGAAAAGACACACCAGACTACAGGATTGGATGTGGAAAATGCGCCGGATGCTCGGCGCAAAAATCAATGGAGTGGGCGATAAGAATGGCCCACGAATCCCAGGAGCACGAGCGCAACTGCTTCGTGACCCTGACATATGCAAACGCACCCGATAAGATTAATAGGGAAGATCCACAAAAATTCATAAAAAGACTGCGACACCATACGTCTAAACCAATAAGGTACTTTCTCACAGGAGAATATGGCGAAAAAACACACAGACCGCACTACCATGCGATACTATTTGGTGAAGACTTCCTCGGTGGCGCTTATGATATCAATGACCAGTTGTACGGTAACCAGGTACTCGACAGAATCTGGCGTCACGGAAATGTCGCTTTATCCGAATTCACACTGGCGACTGCCATGTACGTCGCCGGATATGTTAATAAGAAAATTGGAGACCCCGACACATTTTCCATCATGTCCAAATACCCTCCCCTGGGTCAAACATGGGTACAAAAAAACGCAGATAACTTGCGTAGACTAGAGAAGGTGGTGTTAAATGGGCAAGAAATGCCCATACCCCAGGTATACTTAAAATGGCTAAAAGGAGTTGAAGACTATGATCACATAAAAGAAAACGCAGCAGAAAAAATAATTACATACACAGACCGGCAATTAAACGCCAAAGGTCTACATTTAAAATCAAAAGCAAACTTACGAGAACACAAGATATGAAAAACTCAACAGAAAAACTTCGTGCCACAAGTAAAGAACCAGAAAAACTGAGAGCCGAAGGTAAAAATCCTTATGTCGAAGCGACAAAGCAAAGGACAATCGAACAGGAAAAACAAGAAAAAAAGTTTATGTTCCAATTCGTAAATCACGAGGACGGAACCCGGAGCGAACCCTTTGTAGGTTCGTGGGATACTGTCACAGAAATACTTAATGCGAGGAAAACAGACGAGCGTCCAAACAATGAGGATTACATCCTCTTGGTAGCCGTTCTCGACGGCAAAGATACAAAAATCCCCGCTACCCCCTTAATCACAATCAAAACTTTCGAAGAAATCAGTAAAAAGGAATCCTAATAATGGCCGAACGAATAGTACAGCAACCAGTCGCAGCAGCGACGCAAGAGAAATTCTCTAACCTTCCTACCGCAGACGTACAGAGGTCAAGCTTTGATATGTCTCACCCTTGGAAAGGGACAACAGACACAAAATTCATTACACCGTGTCTGCTACAGGAAGTTCTTCCAGGTGATACGTTCAACGTAAAAACAACCGCGTTTATGCGTCTTGCAACACCGATAAAACCAATCATGGACAGCCTAACAGCGGACATACACTACTTCTTTGTTCCTAACCGTCTCGTTTGGGACAATTGGCAGTTCTTCATGGGAGAACGCAAACAAATAGATGATGACCCTACAACCGTATCCATTCCTCAATATATAACAGACATGGACTTACCGAGGATGGAAGGACAATTAGCCGACTACTTCGGCCTTCCGCTGGTTGAAAGCCTGACAGAGATTGAGATGGAGGTAAACGCACTACCCTTTAGAGGGTATGAGCTGATTTGGAACGAATGGTATCGAAATCAGAATCTTCAGGACTCTACAGAAGTACCCACAGGCGACGGCCCCGATCGTCCAACACTCTTTGGTCTTGGCTTTATTAAAACCCGGCACAAGCGCGGCGATTACTTTACGCGCGCGTTACCTTGGCCACAAAAAGGTGACCCCGTATTCCTTCCATTAGGAAAAAGGGCGCCCATCATGGGAATAGGCGTTAGCGATCAAACTTGGTCAGATAATTCACCGCCAATTTATGAAACAGAAAAGACCGAAACTGACTCTTACGGTTTTTACAAGGAAGTAGGTGGAGATAATTCTAACGTATTTATAAAGGGCGCTTCGGCTGGCGTATCGCCACTAAATCCAGCAATATTTGCGGACTTAACAGAAGCAACAGCTGCAACAATCAACGATATTAGAACAGCATTTCAAATCCAGAAATTACTGGAAAGGGACGCCCGTGGCGGAACCCGCTATATCGAAATCATACTCTCACACTTCAACGTACAATCACCCGACGCAAGACTTCAGCGCCCGGAGTACCTGGGCGGTGGTTCGTCGCGAATCATTATAAATCCAGTGGCAAGTACAGTTGAAACTGAAAATGCTCCGCAGGCTAATCTCGCGGCTGTCGGTACAGGCGTAGTTAAGGCTTCAATGAACCATAGCTTCACAGAACATGGTTACCTGTTCGGCTTAATGTCATGTCGACAAGATCTCACATACCAGAATGGACTTGACCGTCTTTGGTCACGGAAAACCAGGTACGATTTCTACTGGCCAGCACTAGCTCACCTGGGCGAGCAAGCAATCCTGAATCAAGAGATCTGGTATGACCCGAATGGGACAGCAGAGGAAAACGAAGAAATATGGGGCTTTCAGGAAAGGTATGCCGAATACCGTTACCAACCAGGAAGGGTGACAGGACTCTTCCGTTCACAACACCCTGAATCACTCGACGTATGGCACCTGGCACAGGACTTTGACCAGTTACCAGTGCTCGATGGCCCCTTCGTTATAGAAAATCCACCCATTGATCGTGTAGTTGCAGTGCCCTCTGAACCCGATCTAATCGTCGATATGTGGCACAATATGAAAGCAACAAGACCTATGCCCGTGTACTCTGTACCTGGCCTCGTAGATCACTTCTAATGGGACTTTTATCAACAGCAAAAGAGTTCGCAGAAACTGCCGGGGGCGGTGCCGTAATTGGCTCCGCTCTCGGTCTTGGCGGTGGCGTAGCATCCGCCAAACAAAGTGCAGCAGAAGCGAAGAAAAACAGGGCATTTCAGGAACGAATGTCCAATACAGCCTACCAGAGATCAGCGGCAGACTTGGAAGCCGCCGGTCTTAATAGAGTGCTTGCACTCGGGTCGCCGGCGACAACGCCAGGTGGAGCCATGGGACAAGTGCCTGACTACGGCTCCGCAATGGCCGGAGGCGCCAATGCCGGAATCAATGCCGCAACAGGCGCACAACAAATAAATAAACAAGATGCAGAAATAAAACAGATAATACAAAACACAAAAAATCTATCAGAACAGGAAAAAAGATTAGTAGAACAATCAAAATTATGGCAAACACTCGGCCCACTAATCGTGGAAGCCGGAAAGGACATGCAAAAACTAATGAACGAAGTGAAAAAGCCGGGAGCGTTAGACGATCTGGCGCAGGCCATAGGCCAAACAAACAAACAGGCTTATAAAGCCGTAATAGAAGTGCTAGGCCAAATGTACGTTGACTGGCACAATTCACCATTAAATAACTGGATGGATGAGGCAGCAAAAAAACTTATCCCTACAGAATAAATAAAT